GCCCGTGTAAATATGTTAAAACGTGAGTTAATTTAGGAGTAATTATGGTTTCAGTTATCGTAAGTGTTAAAGATTCAGCCGCAGAGGCGTTTGGTCGACCAATGTATTTACAGTCATTGGGAGTTGCTATTAGATCGTTTACTGATGAAGTAAATCGTGAAGATAAGGATAATCAGTTATTTAATCATCCAGATGATTTTGATTTGTATGAATTAGGTGTATTTGATGATTCATTAGGTAGATACGAACTTAGGGAAAACCCTACTGTAATAGTTCGTGGTAAAGATGTAAAAATTAAGTAATTCTTAAGGAGATAGTATGTTTCGCAATCGTTCGGTAGATGTGCATCAGTTTGCAATGATTCCTAAAGCGGATATTCCCCGTAGTAAGTTCAAAGCACAAAAGACTCATAAGACAACTTTTGATGCAGGCTATCTGATTCCTGTGTATGTTGACGAAGTACTACCGGGCGATACTTTTAATTTAAAGATGACGGCTTTTGCCCGTCTTGCTACTCCTTTATATCCAATCATGGATAACATGCATTTGGATAGTTTCTTTTTCTTTGTGCCCAATCGGTTAATTTGGAATAATTGGCAAAAGTTTATGGGTGAACAAGAAGATCCGGGTGATTCTATTTCTTATACTGTTCCTCAGATTGTTAGCCCTGCTAACGGGTTTCCTACTGGTGGTTTATATGATTATATGGGTTTGCCTACTGTTGGACAGGTAGGTTCAGGAAATACTGTTAGTGTTTGTGCATTTTGGCCACGTGCATACGCATTGATTTATAACGAGTGGTTTAGAGACCAGAACATGCAGAATTCTGTAACGGTCCACAAAGGTGATGGACCTGATACATATACAGATTATGCATTATTACGGCGCGGTAAGCGTCATGACTACTTTACTAGTGCATTACCTTGGCCTCAGAAAGGTGCCTCTGTTACACTTCCATTAGGAACATCAGCACCAATTTCAACATCTGGTACACCGGGTTCTTCTGTAATGAGTGTGTATTCGACACAAGCTTCTGGTTATAAACAGATGTATATTGGATCACAACCCGCTGCTATATTAAGTACTGTAGCTGGTAATCAAGCAGATCAGTTGTATGCTGATTTAAGTCAAGCAACTGCAGCAACAATTAATCAGTTACGTCAGTCATTTCAGATTCAGAAATTATTAGAAAGGGACGCTCGTGGAGGTACACGTTATACTGAAATTATTCGCTCTCATTTTGGAGTTATTAGTCCAGACGCTCGTTTGCAGCGTCCTGAGTATCTTGGTGGCGGTTCCACTGTTGTTAATATCAATCCTATTGCCCAAACGAGTGCGACCAATCTTTCTGGAGGTTCTACAGTTCTGGGTAATCTTGCGGCTATGGGCACGTCACTCGCAAGTGGTCATGGCTTTACGCAAAGTTTTGTAGAGCATGGTGTTATTATTGGTTTAGTGTCGGTTCGTGCTGATTTAACTTATCAGCAGGGCCTTCCACGTATGTGGTCAAGGTCTACACGTTATGATTTTTATTTTCCTGCATTTGCTACGCTTGGTGAACAAGCTATTCTTAATAAAGAGATTTATGCACGCGGTAATAGTGCAGATAATGATGTTTTTGGTTATCAGGAGAGATGGGCTGAGTATCGTTATAAGCCATCGATGATTACTGGTTTATTTAGATCAACTACAAGTGGTACGTTAGATGCTTGGCATTTGGCTCAGAAGTTTACGTCATTGCCAACTTTGAATAATACGTTTATTCAAGATACACCACCTGTTGATCGTGTGGTTGCTGTTGGTGCAGCTGCTAACGGACAGCAGTTTTTATTCGATAGTTTCTTTGATGTTACTATGGCTCGCCCTATGCCGATGTACTCTGTACCCGGCTTGATCGACCATTTTTAATATGTTTGGATCTATTCTTAGTACAGTGGGGAATATTGCCCTTGCTAGTCAAGGAATTCCCCCTGTTATTCCGAATTGGGACGCTGACCAAGGAGGTCATGGCAGTCCCATACAGGATTT